TATCGGCGCGCGCCGGATCGAGGTTCCCGAGGTTTCGCAGCCCGACGGAAAGCCCTATGCGATCTACGTCTCGCCGATGACGGTGGCGGAACAGCGCGAGTTGTCCCGCCGCTACAAGGACGATCCGCACAGCTACCTCATCGGCGCAATCATCATGAAGGCGCGCGACGAGAAGGGCGAGGCGGTCTTCACGCTTGAGGACCGCGACACGCTCATGCGTCGGTGTCCGGCATCGATTGTGCAGTGGATGGCGGCGGAAATCTCGCGCGTGGCGACGGTCGAGGAGCGCGAGGGAAACTGAGGGCCGATCCCGAGGAACTGTCGCTCTACAGCCTCGCGGATCGGCTTCATATGCGCGTCGCCGACGTTCTGTCGATGACGGTCGATGAGTATCGCGGCTGGATCGCCTACGAGCGCATCCGGCGGGAGAAAAGGTGATGGCTGTTCCGCCGCTTGAGTTGGAGCTTGGGGCCAAAGACAAAACCGCGCCCGCATTCGACCAAGTCAACAAGCGGCTGCGAGACACCGAAAGCACTGCCGCCCGCATGGGCGCGCAGGTCGGGCGAGTGGCGCAACAGGCCGGCTACCAGGTCGGTGATTTCGCCTCTCAGGTCGCCGCTGGTGGCTCGGCCATGACTGCATTCGTGCAGCAGGGCTCTCAATTCCTGACGATGTTCGGAACCGGCGGGGCGATTGCCGGTGCAGCGCTCGGCATCGGAGCGATTGCCTACAAGCTGTACGAAGCAGGAGATGCGGCGAAAGAGACGCGCAACGCTATCTCCGACATGACCGACGAGATCGAGCGACTGAACAAAGAGACGGCGAAGATCACCGCGCCGACACCGCGCCTCACGGCAGGGCTTGAGATTGCGAACCTGCAACGTGAAATCCAGCAGCTTCAGGCGGGCATGCCAACGCAGACAAGCGGCGGTGGCGGGATGATGGGCGACCTTGGGGTTGGGCTTGAGGGATCGGCAGTGGCGGCGAGCCGCGCCGCTCAAAAGATCGCCGAGTTGACGAAGAAGCTGGAGGAACTGACGAGGGCCGAACAGGCCAATGCGGTGGCGTTGCTCTACTCCGACGACGCTTACAACGCAACCGGCCAGGGCATCGCCGAATTGATCCAGCTTCGCGAGGAAGCCGCGCGCAAAGCCGAGGAAGAGGCGCGCGCAACTGAGATCGCGACGCAAGCCACAATCCAGTCTGTCATCGAGGGTCTCGATCCCGCCGCACGCGCAACGCGCGAATACGAAAGCCGCCTGACCTATCTCGGCCTCGCGCTCCAGGCGGGCAGCATCGACCAGGAGCGATACACCGCGCTCGTCAATCGCGCCGCCGATGAACTGGACAAGGCCAAGACCTCGGTTGATCGTCACGCGCAAGCGCTGGACGAGCAAGCACGCCGCATCCGCGCGCAGCTTGACCCGACGGTGGCCTACGCCGAAGAACTTGAGCGGCTCAACGAACTGCTGATGACCGGTCGCCTGACGCACGAGGAATACGCGGCGGCGGCGGACCAGGCGTGGAATAGGCTGAACCAGACCACAAGCGGCACGCGCGACATCGCGCGCGATCTCGGCCTGACGTTTGAGTCGGCATTTGAGGATGCCATCGTGAAGGGGCAGGGCTTCCGCAACGTGCTGGGTGGCATCGCGCAGGATCTTGCGCGCCTAGTGCTGCGCCAGACCGTCACGACGCCACTTGCTGGCCTGGCTTCAAGCTTCCTCGGCGGCCTGTTTGGCCCAGCTGCCACGCCAAGCTGGGCGATGTCGCCGACCGATCTTGGCCTCCCCGGCTTTGCTGACGGTGGCACGGTGACGGGCGGTCGCCCGATCATTGTCGGCGAGGAAGGCCCCGAGGTGTTCGTGCCGGCGGGCAACGGCACCGTTGTGCCAAACGGCGCGTCGATGGGCGGTGGCGTGACGGTCAATCAGACCATCAACATCTCGACCGGCGTGGCCCAGACCGTGCGCGCTGAAATTGCCGCGCTCATGCCATCCATCAAGCGCCAAACTGTCGATGCGGTGGCGGACGCACGCATGCGCGGCGGATCATTCGCCTCTGCAATGGGAACCTGAGCATGGCGATCACCTATCCGCTTTCCATCCCAACCACCGGCATTCGATCAATCTCGATCCGCGCGCGCAATGTTGTCGGAGCGAGCGTTAGCCCGTTCACCGGCCAGCAGCAGCTGGTTCGTCATCAAGGCGCGTGGTGGGAGGCGGATGCGACCCTCCCGCCGATGAAGCGCGCCGACGCAGAAGAATGGATTGGCTTTCTGGTCTCGATGAAAGGCCGGTTTGGCACGTTCCTGCTCGGCGATCCAGCGGCGACATCGCCGCGCGGAACATGGGCCGGCACGCCGCTGGTGAACGGCGCGGGGCAGACCGGCGTGACGCTGACCATCGATGGCTTTTCGGCGAGAGCCACCGCCAAGCGCGGTGACTATTTCCAGATCGGCACGGGCGGCGGCGCGCGGCTCTATAAGGTGCTGGCCGACGCCACCGCTGCTGCGGGGGCCATGACGCTCGATATCTGGCCGAGGCTGCGCGAGAGCCCTGCGGACAACGCGGTGGTCGTTACGTCAAACACCGTTGGACTGTTCCGCCTCGCGTCGAATGACAGCGAGTGGAACGTGAACGAAGCCACGGTCTACGGGATCACATTCGCGGCAGTCGAGGCAATCTGATGTCCCGCGATCTCACCGCATCCGTCATCACGCAGCTACAGGCCGCGTCCGTCGAGGTCGGCATTCTGTTCGAGGGCGAGTTCGCCTCGGGCTGGGTCCGGCTCTGGTCGGGCATCGGCAATCTGTCGTGGGATGGGAAGACCTGGAGCGGCGTCGGCACGCTCCTCGGCATCTCGGCCATCGATGAGACGAACGAGATCCGTGCCTCGGGCCTGACGGTGACGCTGTCCGGCGTACCATCCGACCTGCTCGCCGCCGCGCTTGGTGACGCGCGCTCGGGCAAGACCGGCCGCGTCTATCTCGCGTTCTTCTCCGGCGGCTCGGTGGTCGCGGACCCGGTGCTGCAATTCGAGGGCCGTCTCGACGTTCCGGCGATCGAGGACGGCGAGGACACCGCCACCATCGCGATCTCCTACGAGAGCGAACTGATCGACCTGGAGCGCGCCCGCGAGCGCCGCTACACGCCCGAGGATCAGGCAATCGATTATCCCGGTGACCTCGGTTTCGCGTATGTTGCAAGCCTCCAGGACGCACAGATCACATGGGGCCGATGATGATAGTTCGTCGTGAGGACTGGGCATCGAGGCTGTCTGCTGCGTTTGAGGACGCGCGCGACAAGCCGTTCCAGTGGGGCGTTCACGACTGCGGCTTGTTCGCTGGCGACTGCGTCCGTGCGATGACGGACGTCGATCCCGTCGCGCTCTATCGCGGCCAATACACCGACGAGGAAGGCGCGCGCGCCACCATGCTCGCGCTGGCCGGCGGCGGGCTGCGCGCGGTGTGGACAAAGGCGCTCGGGCCAGCGATGAACAACACGCTGATGGCGAAGCGCGGCGATGTCGTGCTTGTCACGACCGATTACGGCGAGACCGAGGCCACCGGGATCGTCGCAGGAGCGCGCGTGGCGTGCCTTAGCCAGTCGGGGCTACTGATGATGCCTTCGCGCTGTATCGTCGCTGCCTGGGGCGTCTGATGCCGTTTGTTGGGGCCGCCGTCGCCGCTGCACTTGGCCTGACAGGAACGGTCGCGACGGTTGTTGCGTTTGCCGTCAACATCGTCGCCTCAATCACCATTTCCGCTCTGGCCGGATCGATCTTCCGACCGAAGCTTCCGAAACTCTCCGATCCCTTCGCCGGCGCTCAACGCACGCAGACCGTGCGCGAGCCGATCACGCCGTGGCGCGTGATCTACGGCCAGGTCAGGACCGGGGGCGCAATCACGTTCCTCCACACGACCGACGGCAATTCTAAGCTCCATCTCGTCATCACGCTCGCCGGTCATGAGTGCGAGGAGATCGGCGACATCTACTTCGACGACGAGATCGTCCCGCTCGATGGCTCGGGCAACGCGACCGGCAAATACGCCGGATATGTGCGCGTCCAGAAGAAGCTCGGCACCGATGGGCAAACGGCCTTTGCGGATTTGATCACCGAGGCCTCCGACAAGTGGACCGCCGATCACCGGCAACGTGGCCGCGCGTGCATCTACGTCCGGCTGACCCACAATTCCGACCTGTTCGCATCCGGCATCCCAAACGTCACCGCCATCGTGAAGGGCAAGAAGGTCTACGACCCTCGGACCAGCACGACCGCCTGGAGCGCCAACGCGGCGCTCTGCCTGGCCGATTATCTGACCGACCCGATACGCGGCCTGGGCGTGGACTATGCCGCGCGCATCGATGAAGCCGACCTGATCGCCGCCGCGAATATCTGCGACGAGAACGTCACGCTGGCGGCGGGCGGCACCGAAGACCGCTACACGATGAACGGTACGTTCGACACATCTCAGAGGCCGAGAGACATCATCGCGTCGATGACAGGCGCAATGGCGGGCCGCGCGTCGCTGGTCGGTGGGACATGGTCGATCTTCGCGGGCGCATACACCGCGCCGACGATCACGCTGACCGAGGCTGATCTGCGCGGACCGATACGCGTGTCGTCGCGCCTGAGCCGCCGCGATCTTGCCAACGGCGTCAAAGGGACGTTCGTTTCGCCGGACAACAAATGGCAAGCGAGCGATTTCCCGCCTGTCACGAATGCCACCTACGTCTCCGATGACGGCGGCGAAAAGCTCTGGCGCGATATCGATCTTCCGTTCACGACCAGCGCGGCGACCGCGCAGCGCATCGCGCGTATCGAACTGCGAAAGGCGCGGCAGCAGATCAGCGTGCAGCTGGCGGCGAAGCTGACGGCGTATCGCCTCGTTCCTGGCGATGTCGTCGGCATCACGAACACGCGCATGGGCTGGACCGCCAAGCCCTTTGAGGTCACGGGCTTGCGCTTCGTGACCGATGGCGACGGCAGTCTCGGTGTCGATCTCGATCTGCGGGAGACCGCATCGACCGTCTACGATTGGACGGCGGGCACCGACGAGGAAGAAGTCGATCCCGCGCCGGATACGGACCTCCCCAATCCGTTCAGCGTCAGCGCGCCGACGTCGCTTGTCCTGGCGAGCGGCGATGCCGAGATCCTCCAGCTTGCCGAGGGCTCGGTCATCTCGCGGATCAAAGCGACGTGGACCGCGCCAAGCGACGCCAGGGTCGCAAACTACGAGCTAGCCTGGAAGAAGAGCGCCGAGACCGACTGGGACAGCGTTCTTTCGTCGGCATCGGTCTCGGTCGGCTACGTCGCGCCGGTCGAGGACGGCACGGCCTACGATGTGCGCGTGCGCTCGATCTCTGGCCTCGGCGTGGTGTCGGGGTGGGTGGCAGTGACGGGCCATGTTGTTGAGGGCAAGAGCGCGCCACCGCCGCGCCCTGACACGTTTCAGGTCGCGCGCGTCGCGGACGGAACGCGGCGCTTCACCTGGAGCCTCGCGAGCGTTCCGGCTGATGTTCGCAGCGGCGGCGGCTACCGCATCCGCTACAAGACCAGCAGCACGACCGACTGGTCCTCGATGACGGCGCTGCATGAAGGGCTGCT